AGCTTCTGCTGCTCTAGCTGCAGTTTCGCCATATCCAGCTGGCCCTGCTGTTGTAGCTTAGCCATATCGGCCTGCACCTTGGCCTGAGCCCTAATCTGCTCAGCTGTAACCAATGCCTGCGCCTGCGAAGCTGCCGGGTCGCCTTGCTGGCCTGCCTGAGCCTGCTGTGCTTGTTGTGCTTGTTGCAGAAGCATCGCCTCTGTCTGAGGATCCATAGGCATAAAGTGCCGGTCTGCGTTGCGTATCCCGGCCAATGCGAGCATATCTGCGAGAGTGTTGCGGATCTGCGTGAGAGTAACCAAGCCGTTCTGAGGCCCATATCCCTGCATGATCTGCATCTGAACCTGTAACGCCTGACCTAGAAGCGCCATCTTCTGGTCTTCTTTCCCTGTGCCAAGGCCCACATTCACAGACAGATCCATGTCCGTATTCCATACCCGGGGGTCAACTGGCACGAACTGGCCTGATAGGCGCATCATTTCATGGTCTGGGGAGTTCTTAATTACCTCCCGCAACATGAGCATATACATACGCTTGAGACCGCCTTCGGCTAGGTTTCTAGCAATTACTTCAACCTGACCGGCCGCTGCCTGCATCGTCGCAGCAACAGCCGTTGCGGTAGTGTTCTGAAGGGCGTCAGGGTTAAGCCCCATAGAGGCCCTAGAAACGCCCGTCTTGGCATCTACCTGCTCATCTAGGTACTGGAGTGCCGGGAGCGTTGTTCCCGCTATAAACGGCACTGAGAGGTCTTGTATCGAGCCTGCCTGCTTAACCCTGACAATCGCCCCAATCTCGTTGTTTAGGACGTCATCCATATTGACCAGGTCTTCAATGATCTGCTGGCGTGGGTTGTTGGTTAAGGCCACATTATCAAGGATGCCCCGGATCATGCTTGTGCAGACGTCTTGATCGTTTATGATCAGGTCAGCCTGAGATCGACCAAAGAATGCGTGAGGCTCTGGGTCTACCTCAAATACAGCAAACGGCACCTCATCGCATGGCATGAAGTCCAGCATCTTGTAGTTGCCGCCAATGCAAATAACCCGGTGAAGCAGCGGATAACCGTTCCCGTAGGTGTCCATGTGCATATAGCACTCAGTCACCAGAATCGGCCGCATAGAGGGGTCATTTACATTGTCGTCAGTGTAGTCGTTGTAATATCCACGGCGAGCGAACTCTTCCTCTTCTACAAGGGTGTCCTGCTCATCTACGCCCGCGTAATCAATTACCTCATCAAAGTCATACCCCATAGCCATGAGGTCTTTAATTCGCATCTCTCTTCGATGTGCAACACAGTAGGCGTCATCAATCGCCCGGGCGTTTCGGTCTACAAAGAACTCCTCTGGGGGTACAGACTCAACGCAGAGTTTCCCCTTTTTGCTGATCTTTGCGACTTTAATAGAATGGATTAGGGACTGCATTTCCATCCCCATCTCATCCATCGTGATCACCATCTCTTCGGAGTGCTCCAGAACCTGGAGGTCTTCCTCTTGAGCGATCATGGCGAACTCGTCATCGCTCAGATCGCTATAGGTGAAGATCTTGGTGTCCTCATAGTCTTCCCAATACACCTTGACTATGCCGGTCTTCTTAACCAGCGCATCCTGGAAGACGTCAGACAGGATCTTAAACCCGTTTGATTCGTTGAACTTCCAGTGCATATATTGGGTGGCCTGCTCAGCCAGACCTATGTCTTCTGGCCCGGTAGGAACGAATTCCACCGGCTTATCGGTAGACATGAATACCCGCATAAGGGATGGCTTAATCGCCCTGATATTGTCTCTCACCTTGGTCGCAACGACCTTCGATCGGCCTTCTTCATAACCGAGGTCGGTCTTGCCATCAAAGTATTCCTGAGCCTTTACGCGCTCTGGGCTAATCTCTGACTCAACAAAATCTACGGCATCCTCAATCGCGGTTGCGGCGATGCTTTCAATCTCGTCCTGTGTGAGCGGCTTCAGTTCCATTTATTGCATTCCTAAAAGGCCAGTTGCTGGAGACTGCTCTCCTTGCGTCACCTGCCCAGCCTCCACTGCCACAGTCCTGCGAGCAGTAGCGCCAAGCATACTGAGCACCCCTTGTATCTTTCTTAGCACCTCGTCAATTGGTGCCTCGTTAGTCATCATTCTTCTAACGAACTGCGGGTCTTCGCTGAATAAAACTTCAGCAACTTGATTTCTTTGGGCGTCAGTCAGTCCTGGGGCTATACCGCTGAGCATCTTTCTTGTCGCGCCTAGTATGGCGATGGGGTCGCCGCTTGCTACGCCGGATATGTCCGTCATTGTTAGATTGGTGCCTTCACGGGCAGCAGCCTGCTGTTGTGGGGCCGTCATGCTTCCGCGAGTAACAGTCTGCCGCAGGTCACGCGCCCCCTCCGCAATGTCCAGCCTCTGCTGTATGCTTTCCAAGCCTTCATTTGGGAAGATAATTGCTAGAATCTGGCCGTCTGCCCTTTCTGGGTCTGCTAAACGACCAATCATCCCCGGCTGTCTTGATAGCTTGTTCCGCAATTGAGCCATAGCCCCCGCCTGAAATGCCTTAACTGCCTCTGGCCCTTTTGCCACTGCCTTGTCGTAAAGAATTTCTGCGTCATCAGGCGAGCCTGTAAACGCCCGCTTACCTTCTTGGTATGACTCTCTTGCCCCGCGCAAGGATGCCGCGCTTGCCCTGACATCGGCTAGGCCGGGATACTCAGCATCTAGTATTCTTTTAAAGGTTCGCTCTGCTTCTGCAGCTTCAACCGCAAGACCTTCTTTGCCGGGTGTTTTGAACTCCATACCGGCCTGAATACCAATTTCCCTTCGCAGTATTTCGGCGTCTTCTAAATCTGGCAATCTGGCTAGTTCTAGGGCCCCGTCATCAGCCTGCTTGAATATAGGGACGATGTTTCTCCGCCTATACTTTTCAGTCAGCCTAGCTGCCGCCTGCGGGTAGAGCCTCGCGTACTCAAGCATTACCTCAGCAATCTCACTGCTGATATTTGGCACTTCTCCGAATGCTTTCTTGTACATCGCGCTTTCCATCTTGGATAGCTCAGCATCAGAAGCGTCAATTGCCTTTTGGACATTACCCGGCATTCCTGGGGCTAAACCTTCCTGAAGCTCCTCTGTGGCGGCCTGCCTTGTTTCCGTAGCTCGCCTCCCTAGCGCCTCGTCAATTGTCGTGGACGCTGGGCCTTGCTGGCTTCTTAGCGATCTGACGGCAGCGGCTAACGTGGCGTTTTCTGCCATAACTCGGCCGTTCATGATGTCGTTCACAATATCGTCTACTGTGCGACCTGACGTTTCTGCCAACCGCAAAAGCTCCGCCTGAACGGCATCAGCAGCCCTCGTGCCCATCTTTTCTCTGGCAAAGTTAATAACCCGAGATCCTAAAGCGCCAGCGCCGGATATGGCTGTTTCTGCCGCCTTTCCGCCTACAATTGACGTTGCTGCAGACACCAAGGCGGGGGCTATGTCATCGGTTGTTAATTCGCCCTCTGCCGAGCCACCATAGCTAAGAAGGCCCTCTCCGCCAGCGACAGTTGCGCCTTTAGCGCCGCGCATCATCCGGCCTGACCGGGTAGCAAGCTCTGCCGTTCTAAGCGCAGCGGCCCCCTGGCCACCCGGCAATACGGCTGCCGCCACGGTAGGTAAAAATGCTCCGGCAATTTCCGCCGTTAAGGCTTCCCCAGGGTATTGCCTTTGGTAGTCCGAAAGCCTAGCTCGCAGCTCATCTCGTATGGCCTCGTATTCGCCGCCACCTAAAGCCTCGGGCAAAACGCTACGGACAGCGGCTTCAATTTCCTCGCCCCAATTGTATGTCGCACCCTGAAACGCCTGCCTAAACGGCATTCTTTCAATTGACGTCTGCTGAGCTCTCGCTTCATCCAGCATCTTACGCTGCGCTTCTGTAATAGCCATCTACTGATTACCCGCCGCAATAAATCTTGCTCGCTGGATATCATTCATTTGATTTACCAGATCTTTCTCTTCCTTACTAAGCCCGTCCCACATTGCTTTTGGAAAGCCAGCTGGAGGCGCATCGGCAAGCTGTAATACTTGATCAGGGGTATAGGTTTCACCTCTAAACCTTATAGGTTGCAAGTATTTTGCTGGATCGTCTTCTGGATTTAGCATTCCCTTGATATACCCTAGATACGGTTTTTCATAGTTTTCTTCGTAGCTTTTTAATGCGCCTTCGTAAAGTGTCAGCGCCCTTCCAGTGAAGTCCGCCCTTTGGTTTGGCGTTAGGCGCTGACCCTCTTTCAGTGAATTCCATAAACTTCTCACCCTATCATCGACGCCACCTGCATTTTGTGCGTTAGCAAACTCAGTTTCCCTTACCGTGGATCCTGGATCCAGCATTTTCATGTAGTTGAATATCAAGGCCAAATCACCTGCCGCTGACGGGTCTTGCGCTGACGACATCACCCTGCCAAGTGACGAGACTTGCGATTGGAAGTCTTTAACTTCTTTAATTCCTTGAAACTCTTTTCTGATCCCGCTTATCGCATCGTATCTGTCTTTTGAGTATGCAAACGCGCCGCCGTAGGTGCCTTTGCGTCCCATGAATCTGTTGTACTCATCGGTGCCGGGCGTAAGTCCCGCAGCAACCGCGCTCATGTGCTTTGTTTGGAATCCTTCCGGCAACCCATGCATTGGATTCGCTAAATACTGCACCGCCAATTTAGGCGCTTCTGTATTGGCTGGATTCGCGTCAATGTAATCCGCTAGCTTAGTAAGCTGATCCTTACGCTGTGCATTTGTTTCGGTCTGAGCGGCAGCTCTTAGTGCGGCGGCAGTTTGGTTGCTTTGAGTTTTTAGCAATCGAGTAGCCTGAGCCGTCTCCATCTGACTCTGCATTGCCCTCGCCAGATTTGGATCTGGGTTGAGGCGCATAGAGTTCAGCGCGATAACAAGCCTTGCTCGCTTCTCATCATCATCAAGGAAATCCTGTATGCCACTTCCCAATCCGCTAAGGATGCCCATCATCCTGCCGCCAAAGCCTTGAGGCTGCGCTGCGGGTGCTGGAGCGGGTGCTGTTGCTGGTGCTGGGGTAGGAACTGGCTGTCCAAGTAGGCCAAAGTTTCTCATTTTAGCTACCTAAATTTTTCATCATGTCAAAGATGCCCTGAATACTTTTACCGGCATCTTCAATCTTTTGTATTCCTCTCTCTGGGGCGGACTTAATCGCGTCCATAAACCCAAACTCTTTTTTGAGCCTTTCTAGCTCTGTCGCGTTCTTTGGGTCATCAGGATCCATGCCCTGCGTTCTCATGTAATCGCGGATAATTGCATTGCGATCAATTGTTGGAGTTGAAAAACTTACAGAGCCACCGCCAACGCCTGCCTGCATCTGAGGAGTAGGCAATTGCATCAACCCCTGTGGCTGACGCATTGGCATTCCGCCACTCTGCTGGGCGGCAACGATCATTTGTATTGGGGTCATCTGTCCGTTCATTACAGTACCTTTAGGTAATTCACTCTCAGATAGCCATCAGAGCCTTCTGTAACGGCCTCTGGCATGACTTCACGCAGTTCTTGAGCCAGCACGCCAATCGTCGGCTGATTCCCTGCAATGCGCTTGCCTTCCTCATTCCAATCCCAGGTGTAGAGGCTGATACCCTTATCTGACTTGCCAATAGGCTGGATGTTCTCCTTGAGCCTAATATCAGACATTTGTGCCCCGAGCGTGAGGTAATCAAATAGCCCCGGCTGACGGCTTGTTGTCTGCGTCTGTTGACCCGTCTGAGACCCTGCAAACGCCCCAAGAGCAGTTTGTAGGGCTTGCTGGGGCGCACCGGTGAATCCAGCATACTGCTGATTAGCCGCGTCAATGATTGCCTGCTGAGCCGCCCTTTCAAGCGCACCCTGCTGAGCGACTGCCTGATTAACAGTATTTGCCGCACCAAATCCAAGATTAGCGAGACTGCCTAACTGGCCTGCTGCCGCGAGTTGTTGATTAACTCCCTGCAATCCTGCGCCTTGATTAGCGAGTGCCGCCTGTAATGCCGCCTGCTGATTCTGGATCGCGGCCGTATTTCCAGCCTGAGCCCCGAACTGCGCTGCTGCATTCGTTGCTGCGGCATTCTGCAAGTTGGCTTGTGTTCCCAATTGAGCGTTCTGTAGCGCGGCCACGTTTCCTGCCTGCGCTCCAAACTGAGCAGCTGCGTTCTGAGCCGCCGCGTTTTGTAGTGCCGCCACGTTTGCGGCTTGAGCACCAAACTGTGCCGCCTGGCTTCCCAGCTGAGCGTTTTGCAATGAAGCCACGTTTTGGGCTTGTGCGCCAAACTGAGCCGCTTGATTGAGTGCAGCCTGGTTCGCCAATGCCTGCTGGTTCTGTGCCGCAGATGAGAACTGTGCCGCCTGATTCTGTGCGGCCGCATTTTGGAGTGCTGCAACATTCGCTGCCTGAGCTCCGAATTGAGCCGCCTGATTCGCCGCCGCTTGATTTGCAAGGTTTGCTTGAGTACCAAGCTGGGCGTTCTGTAGAGCGGCCTGAGTGCCGAGTTGGGCGTTCTGCAATGCCGCAACATTCTGCGCTTGGGCTCCAAACTGAGCGGCCTGATTCGCGGCGGCTTGGTTGGCAAGATTAGCCTGCGTACCAAGTTGTGCATTTTGCAGGGCGGAGACATTAGCAGCTTGAGCCCCAAACTGAGCGGCTTGGTTTTGTGCTGCCTGATTGGCAAGCTGAGCCTGCTGCCCTAATTGGGCGGTTGTTGTGCCCGCCTGTAGCGCCGCCTGCTGGTTGGCAAGGTTGGCCTGCATCCTTGTAGCGATATCCTGCTGTGCAGCTTGCTGGGCTTGCGTAAAGCCTGCCTGGCGCAAACCTGAAGCCGTCCTAGCCGCCTGCTCTGCAAAGGCCCTATTAGTTTCAGCCTGAGCAATAGCCTCACGCGAACCACCAAATGCACCCGCAGCTTGGGCCTGAGCCCCCTGCACGTTCTGCTGCATCTGACGCGCCCTCTCAATATCGGAGAGAGACTGCTGTACTACCTGAGACTCGTAAGGGTTAAAGTATGGGTCTAGGCTAGTGCCTGCAAGTTGACCAGCTGCTACGCGCTCTTCTCGGACAGGGCCAACGCCTGCAATTCTTTCTGCGCCATATCCTTGCGACGCCGCCCTTTCAGCTGCAGCCCGCTCTGCGGTATATCCCTGAGCTGCAGCCCTCTCAGCTTTCGCTCTTTCTGCGGCCGCTCTCTCAGCTGTATAGCCTTGCGATTCCGCTAATGTAGCATCATAGCCCTGAGACTCACCCAATGCGGCCTCAAAACCAGCTGATCCTGCTCGCTCTGCGGTGTATCCCTGAGACCCAGCATCAACTGCTTGATAACCCTGGGCTGCAGCCGATTGTGCCGCCGCACTCGTTGGGTTATACCCCTGAGCACTAATCTGTTGCGCTTGGATGTTCATGGGCTGGTATTGCATCGCCTGAGCGGTTCCAATCCCTGCCTGCCTAAATCCAGCTGCTACAGCTTCTGGCAGGCTTCCTGCGGATTGCATGGCATCTACGGCTGTCTGTGCGCCGCCTTTGCCTCCAGGCGCTGGTGCAGACGACCCAGTAGGAACGCCTTCCGTTGCTTTCTGCACAGAGCCCAACTGCTGATTAAATAGAGTTGTTGGCCCGCCAGAGCTTGGGCCAGTTGGAACGCCACCGAGTGTTGCCGATCCAGGAACTGGTGCTTGAGGCACTGGTGCCGCTTGGGCCCCACCTAATCCGAACGCCAAATTTGCCGCGTCAAAATCTGAAAGCCCTGCCAATCTCGGGTCATTTGCTACCACCTGCATGGTTTGTCCGGTTTGCGGGTTGGTTAGCGTTCTTTCGTTTGGCCTTGCTACCTGAGCGCCGCCTTTTGATCCACCCGCTGGTGTTGTAGCTCCGCCGCCAGCCATATTTATCTCCTAGATTCTGATTCCGCCGGTATAGCGGTTGATAAACTGCGCTCGCTGCTCTGGAGTCATATTGGCCCAATCACCCAGACCAAGGTCGCCCTCGCCCATTGGGTCAATAAATTGGCTTGAAATAGCTGCAAATTGGCCGGGACGGCGGGTCTTGAGCTCTTCCAATGCCTGCTCAAACAAGGGCGCAGAGGAGTATCCACTAACACCGCCAGCCTCAACCGTCTCTGGCATAGAAAATTCACCAGCACCAGCCATTCCGAATGCTTCCGCCATTGCGTTTACATTCGATCGAGCAGCCCGGTCAGCCTCGTTAAATGCCGCGATATCGGGGCCAAACTTCGGCACATATCCAATACGCGATATTGCCTCGCCTCTAGCTAGATTTCTTTTAGCTGCGTCTTCCATCCACGCTGGGATTTCAACTTTTGTACTTTGGCTACCGCCTTTCCCGCCTGCCATAGTTAAATCTCTTTAGTTAAACAAACCATCGTGGGCTTCCAATCAAACGACTCTAGCGCCTTGACCCAGCCCTTCCTTCCAGATAGCGTTAATGCGGAGCATCCTTGTGCCTTAGCCCACCAGATAACGCTCTCATGCATATCAGTCAGTGTTTCTAGCTTTCCCCCAGCTAAAAAGATGTGCAGCACCTTCTTTTTTGGATACAAAAGCATCTCAGTAACGAGACAGCCATCATCCGCAGGCCATAGCTGCATTTGACCTTGAAGTATAGCATAGGCGACATCGTCATACTCATGAGTGCCGCCCGAAAACCCAAGCGCCGCTTCAATCCACGGCCTGCATCGCTCAATCTCATTCATCCATGCATCCGCGTGATATTGAGAGTAGTTGCGGGTGCCGCCGGGGAAAAAGCTGTAGCCGCAGAGGCGTCTAGCGACCCGCTAGTGCTATCTACCGCCCACATAACCTGGAGGTAGTCATTTGCGCTCATGTCGAGCTTGGCCGATCGAGACACAACCAATGTCGCGTTGTTTTGATGCAGCGCGTTCTTCATGGTTGATCCGCCTAGATCAGTCCCATTAACCCGAGGCCAAAAGTAAAAGTTTACGGTGCTTGATGAGCTCGACGCTATCTGCGCTGAGAACATCACTATGTACTCGCCAGCCTCTTCAAAGACAATCTTCGTAGGGTCTGTGCCATCTAATGTAATACCCACATTTCCTGTAGGGGTATCATATTGGATGGCATATGCCGTATTGATTGCCGCAGCGGTGACGTCCGTTGACCTGATTAGTGTAGCGTGGCCGTCTTCCAAAATGATCTGCTTGAAGGCGCCATTTTTTGACACTACGGGGTACTGGTTCTGGGGGTCCCACATCAGGATCCCGTCTTCTGTGGCGGACTCCCCGGTGCCTTTGTGCTCCAGAATAGACCGTATTCGCCCTAGATACTGGACTAAGCGCCTAGCCCATGTCTGCCATGCATAGCCCTGGGGTTGAGGTATGTATTCACTCACCGCCGCCCGCCCGGGATGATATCAAGCCTATTAACACCTACCCGCCAGTTGGCAAGCCTTTCCCCTTCAACCCGAATACGCAGTTGTCTTCCGGTAAATCTCAAGGACGTAGGGTTAGACATAGAATAAGGCCCATATGACCGCTCGGTGTCATTGGGGTAAAAACGGGTCTTAAATACCGCCTGAACATCACCCTGGGTCTTCTCATCAGGGATCATCTCCACCACAGACGCTACCTCATCCCCAGACGCCAGCATGATTGGCCCGGACTCTGCGAATGGCGTTAATGAGCCATAGTCAAAGCCGACCTCATGCTCATAGATGTGGTTGTCAGCTGGGTCTGCCCACATGGGATGTCGGAATGCGCCGTGATCCACCGCAGCCGTCCTAGCAAGGTTGCCAGTTGACCAAGTGTTCTCTGCGTAGTTCCAGACTACATATCGATCATTCTCATTAGACGCCCCGCTGGGGTAGAACCACCACACTTCTGAGTACCGGGCGTTTGTTGTGGCGTAAACCTTAGACTGTTGAGATTGGTTGATGTCGCTGAAAACGTAATCAGAGACTTCTGACGGCACCTTTGATACCGCGCCACCGGAGTAGGTGTAGAACGCCTTTCTGCCCATCCATACCGCACCCAGATCGGTGACGGCCGCAGCCTTCCTTGAAATGATGCCGCAGGACGTCCCTACGCGCTCTCTGGAGTAGACATAGGGAGGGCCAAGGTAACCCATTACATGGGCGTCAATCGTCGTGAGAATGAGCGTTTGCCCCCTCACACGAACCGCACACATGATGTCGCCAGCCGTCTGGAGCTCAATATCACCCGCCTCGTTTGTGGCAGCTGGAGTCCAGACCGTATTGTTCTCCTTGTCGCACCACTGAACTTTGCGAGGATTCCCCCCAGCACCCAACGCAAACAGGAAGCGCTCCTCGGTAACAATTAACCCAATGCAGTCAGTTGGCGCGTTAGTAATCTGCGCTGCAGGAACTGCGGTGTTTAGCTGCCACTCATAGAGCTTTCCGTCATCTGGGCTACACGCAACCAGATACTGGCCGAATGTATCCAGAGACCATGTTGTGGCTGGCAGGATCGTGAGGTTATCAAGGCGCTCGGTGCCATAGTAATCCTCGCCGTATGGCCCTGCACCATACCCAGTGAAGGCTGATGCGCTTTCTCGACCCGCAGTAAAACCTGCCGGGGTGATATCTGCCTGGGAGCCAGACTGCGTATAAGCGTACAACTTGTCGTAAGTGCCAGCAGCAAATCGCCTAGTCGATGTATTGTCAGTCCAAGCTAACATTGCTCGGATCTTGTTTGCGGCAGCTGTCTGAGTCTTTTGACGCCAACCGCCAACAGGCCCCATTGTGCCGTCAGTCCAGCGGATTAGATTGGCATCACGCCAACGGTTCTGACTTTGTAGGTCAGTTCCGTTCCGATAGACGCCCGCCTGTATTTGAAGCGGAACAAGCGCCATATTTTACTCTGGCTTTGTCGGCCAAGTGATTGTGCTAGGAAATCCTGCCTGCTGCGGTACGTCTCGCAGAGCCTGCCTATAAGTCGTCATCTCCGCAGACATCGTGACATCGGAAAGGCCAAAGTGATCAGTCTCTTTCAGCAGATCGTCTCTTTTGGCCCTCTCTGACGCCGACAGGGTAGCCGTATTCTGAGCGTCATACGCCGCCTGCTGATCCGCCACCGAATGAGTGACGCCATCGTCGTCGGTGTATTCGGTAAACATTTCGCGCTCAATCCAGGCGTGAACCCAATTCCCATTTGCGTCCTGCTCAACACCGTCGCGAACAACGATTTTGTAATCGCCGGAAGGCGCTGGCTTAGGTGCTGGCAGCACCGGGTCAATGCCCAGCGCTTCATGCACATTTGCACCCCATACTTTCGGGAGTGAGGTGTTTGGGTTATCGCTTCGGATTTGGCCTTGAGATTTGACCTCCCCCGTTGATCTGATGCGATATTCCGACATAGTTGATTCTCCTATGCGATTGCGTAAAAAATATATCTTGCGCCAGATGCGTTAAGCGCCCCCGGTGCTGATGATGTAATCGTAAATCCAGACGACAGCGGATCTATGTAGTCTGTTGTTGTGGTTTCTGCCGCCGCTGTTTCCAGCGTTACGTACGGGTCATTGCCAGACACAATTCCTCGCTCAGAGTCCCACAAATACCAACTTCCTGTATAAGCGTCTACACGCTTAACTAACACGAACCTAGCGCCAGAGGTAAAGCCGCAGTCAACATTTACATCAGAACCCGTGCCTGCATAGCTACCAACCTTTGATATCCCGTCGGCTGATGCAAACAAGTAGGCGATATAGACATAGCTTGCGTGGCTTTGCCTTCTGCCGTAACCAACACTAAATTGTGTTGCTGTTGGTGCAGTATTATTAAATCCTTGCGCGTTAGAAGATTCTGAAGCAGTTGTATTAAGTCTAACCTGATAGTTCCACGGGCTACTGCCATTATTCAAATGGTGATGCCCCACAACCCAATCCTCTGGGCTTAAGTATGTTCTATTCTTAATCCATATCATTTCAGGCGCAACGCCTAAGTTATGATCAATCGTTTGCGCTGAACCAGCGCCGGGATAGGCCACAACATCAAAATACCCTGGCGCTCTACGCCACATCCAAGAGATAGCGTTAGTGCTTGTACTAGTATCAGACGAAAAACCGTTCATGTAATCAAAGTCGCCTGTACCTAAATTTTGCTGATTGCTACCCGATGACGTATCTAGGTATTTAGTCCCAGTCTTGCGAGATAGTATTCTGTATCCGGGACTGCCTGCTAGATTTTGATCATATAGGCTCATATCTACTGGGAACCCAGAACGAAATCCGGGCTCGTTGCCATCTCCAGTAGAGTTTCTTGTGTCTATTGCAAACAAGTCAGTAGCTGAAAACTCCGATACTGGCTTTTGTGGTCTGCGGATAGCCATGTAAATAAACGTCCCGGTGTCACCGTTACCGTAGCCATCAAAACCTGTTGAGGTAATATTGATCCCAGCCGCATTGTTTTCTGCGTTAGCAACTTCTGCCTTCAAAAGTCTGGCGTAAGCAGTTCCCGTCTTATCTTCTGCAAGCAACCCCCTCATTGTGTCGGTTAATTGCCACGACCCGGGGCCGTCTGATAATTTCGTGAATAGAAATTGTGGCTCAAAACCTAAATCAACCGACCATGCAGAACCACTGTTGGTATAACTTCCGCACTTAATAATTGCTTCGTCGGAATCTTCACCGAAGTCTTGGGCGTCGTGGGCAAACAGGTAGGCGACGTAGTTGACACCATTCATATTAGTGTCGTTGCCTGAGCCTAAGCTAAAGTGAGTGGATGTGGGATCGGTGTCATTCCAATAACTTGTTGAATTTCCATAACTGCTAGTATCGTTCGAAGAATTTAAACGCAATAGCGTTTGATTGGCATTGCCACCGGAATGAGAAAGACCCCTATGATAAACCTGCCAATCTCCAACGCTGAGTGTTTTAATAATAATCATGCCCGGAACAGAACCGAGGTTATGTGAAATTGTCCTCGCAGTAGCATTACCCGTATACGTTACGATATCAAAGAACCCCGGTTGCTTGCGGAATGTCCAAGAGACAAAATCATTCCCCGAAGAAGTAACAGCACCGTTTGTTCCTGTTGTAAAGCCATTGGAGTTAAATGCTGTAACCCCACCTCCACCAGATAACTCAGCGTTAGTGGTATTGGTTCGTAAATACCTATCGGCTCCTCTTTCAGTATCTTCCAAGATGTGATTAAACGCAGTTGCCCCCCTGCCTTTAATCCAAACCAAGCCGCCTTCGCCATCAAGGTCAATGCCGTTGGTTATGGTCTGTGCAGAACCAGTTCCACCGTACAAATACGTTGAAAACACATCTTCAACGTAAACAGTTTCGCCGCCAGTTCCGGCAGCGGCCTGCAATGTTTTAAGCGATAAACGACTCATGCGAGAGCTTGTCCTGCTGTAAATCCATACCAGGTGGTGCCGCCGTCATGCGTAATGAATACAAAGTAATCCACCGCGCTGGCAGTAGCCGTTAGTGTTGGTGCTGTGGCCGCAGGCCAATCTACTGCCGCAGGCCAAGTAACCGTGAAGCCAGATGCACTAGCATCTTGTACTAGCTTTAAGCTAAACGCAGACACCTTGCCGCTTGATGCCGGGTTGCTGAAGGTGAACGTAGTGTTCTCTGTCAGCGTATGGCTGAAATTAGTGCCGTCCTGAAGGTTTACCGTTGTCGCATTGCTTGTTGATGTGACTGCCGTGTATTCCTCAGAAATGCCGTTGTCGAACGTCACGACACCATTTGCGTCAGCTGTAAGCGCCTTGCTCGCCTCACTGGTTCCCAGTGTAGTAACGTCAAGGTAGTTAATCTCTGTAGCTGTAGCAGTCACACCATCAAGGATGTTGAGTTCTGCGGCCGTTGAAGTCACGCCGTCTAAAATATTCAGCTCTGCAGCAGTAGCTGTAACGCCGTCCAGAATGTTGAGCTCCGCAGCGGTTGAGGTAACACCATCAAGAATATTTAGCTCAGCAGCGGTCGAAGTCACAGCAACGCCGCCCACTTGCCAAGACCCAGCTGTCAGGTTTGGCGCAATCGCCGTAGTGCCATCAAGCAGATCGTCAAGAGTGTCAAGGTTAGTGTTTAACTTGGTTCCCCAAGTATCGTCAGACGCGCCGACTTCGGGCTTCGTCAGTCCATATGTAGTGGTAGTTGTGTCGGCCATGCCTAATCGCCCCTATACGATGCTTCTGTCCATGTATCCGTTGGTTTTGTGACCGGAATCCACTTGTACCGAGCGTCTCTCTGAGACACCTCACTGGTTACAGATTCCGATGCTGCGAAAGGTCTAATTCTAACATATGAGTCAGTCATAGACGCTGTAATGGTTGTTGCTGCGGCACCTACGGCGCTGAAATAGCCGTTAGCGACAATTGATAATGTTGAGCTATCCGATACCGTTGGCTGTTGTATTCGTTGCGCTACGGCCGATGAGGTGGCTGCAGATGTATCTGCGGCATCGCCCAAGCGTATCCGCTGGCCGTCTGCCTGGGCGACTACGGACGTCACGCTTACGGCAACCGGGACTACCCATAAGGTAGGATCGCCATACTGGCTAGTGCCGTATACACCAGTTCCGTAGCCGGTTCTTAACCTGTAATCAAACTCTACACCACCATAGACATACTTGCCTACAACCGTGGCAGATGCGCTTGGCGTGGCCGTTGCTTGGGCTTCCCATACCTCGGGGTAGCCGTATTTGCCAGCACTATACGCACCAGTGCCAAAGCCAGTACGCAGGGCCATCTATTAGTCCAGAGTGATGTCGAGGTCGCCAGTTGGGATGCGGAATACATCGCCGCTTGCAATGGTCTTTGCCGTACTCAATGCAGCATGAACCAGCATATTACCGCCGGTAGATGCGTCATGGACGCCTATATGCGTCACAGAGCCCCATGAGGCTGTAGCGGCAGCAAACTCCACCGCAGCGGTGTTGCTTGCCGTATCACCCGTTACAGAGAACGTGACGGCCGTTCTAGCGTAGGATCCGCCAGATACCTCAGTTCCTGCAGCGCCAGTATCAGTTGGGTCTGATGTAAACAGGCCAACGTACCAGGTTGTGGGTCGAGTAACTGAATCCGTAGTCAGCGACCATTGGAGTACAGTTGTCTCAAAAGCATTTACAAAGCTCATTAATAGCTCCTAATTTTGAGTTTTAGCCCAGAGCCACCACTGCGGATTCTACGGCTTTCTAGGTTGATGGATTGGACAGCATTGGAGTATAGCACAGACCAGACTTGCATCCTCTGATCGTCTTTTAGGTACGGGGCTGATTGCATCAATGACCCGTAAAGATATGCGTCTGGATTGCTGGTCAGAAGCCAGTTGGTTGTATTGCTGTCTGACAGCGCCGGGATCGGCTTGTAGTACATCAGCTCAGTTGAGTACGTTGTGTCTGGCGTAGGGTAAACCTCAAAGCTCTCACCGACGATGGCGTAATACTTTGGCTTCCCGGTTGCGCTGCTCTCATTGCGGAACTTCAGCATCTCAGCGAGGCTGATCAGTTCGATCTCAGATGACTTGTCATCGTTAACATGGAAGCGGATAGACTCAAGCCAATCAGCTGGCACCTGAGAGAAACGGGTATCCACCTCTCCCTCTGCCCGCTCAATCATCTTGTGATGGCGGATCTCCCTGCCCATCTGCGCCTCTGCAAGCGCAATGAAGTCCCCGGTGACGCTCGTAAGGTCATCACGATTAAGAAAGTCAGCGATCGACGCCTTGAGCTCACTGTAATTTGAGATTGCCATAAATTACTTCTTCTTCCGCTTCTTGGCAGTCTTCGCAGCCGCCTTGAATGCCTTTGCTGTTGGTGCGCCCTTACTGCCTGGCTTCCGCATCTTTTCCTTGGAGCCAGCCTTTATGCGCCTTCGCTTGGCGTGGATGTTGGCGTATAAGCCCTTACTTGCCACGCTTCTTGCCCTTCTTTTTGCCCTTGTGATATCCCGGCATTACTTCCATCCTCCTCTGGCCTTGGCCTTGGCTGTCTTGGATAAATCCCCGTAATGAAAAAGCCGTTTGCTAGTGCGGCCGTGTGTTGCTCCTGAGTGCAGCGAGCCATCAGGCATCTTGTGGTACTTGCCCTTATGCTCTTTGCCATCCCTAAAGTAATGCTTAACTCCCATCCCCATTACTTCTTCCTCGATTTAGTTCCTGAGCACTTCCACCGCTTCCGGGAGAGCCTCAGGGGTGAGTTAGGGTCTTTCGCAGCCTTCGGGTGGCTCTTCATCTGACCGGCCGATCGAGCGCAGTATGAGTCGCCCTTCTTGGTTCCCGGCTTTACCTTAGCGCCCTTCTGGCCGTAACTGACCTTCTTGCCAGATGACGTAATTTTAACACGCGCCTTACCTTTTCGTGGCTTATTCATAGTGCAATATCCAATACTGCGTTAGGGTTGTAGACGCCTGTCTTTGGTGTGCTTCCTAGATCAATCAGAGCGCCTAATAGGCCGCGAACAATCTCAGGGTAAGCCAAAGAGCTTTCTCCCGTTACGATATCTTGCTTGATTGGCAAGATGTTTCCATATTCGTAACGCGGGTCTCGATCTAATCCAAGCGCCCTCATCTGGTTTTGGACTTCTATATCATGGGCATCTTCTGCGTATATCGCCATGAGAGCCGCGTCTACCGCAGCGGGCGAGTTTACGTTTACGCCCCTGTCCTCAAGCCTTCGTAGCGTAGCTTCGTCTATGCGGCCTGAGTAGGGCTTCATGGATACCGCCCTGATATCACTGGCAGATGGGTTTAGTGGGTCTACAGTGTCCCCTACGCGCCGCTGAGCCTCGCCCAGCCTTGCGTCAGGGATTAGGTCAAATATGCTCATGGGCTGATCATCAAGCCTTCCTAGCCCCTCACCAGGCACAGCAAATGGGTAGGATGGGTGCCCAGACTCCTTGATCACTGGCTGATCTCGGAATATCAGGCCCACGTTCTGTATCCCGGCGTCTCGGAGGCCAACCTGATATGGATCTGCAACCGCCAGCCTTGCCTCACCTATGCCGAGACCGCCTTTGTCTCGGAATTGCTTATCCATCATATCCATCAGTTCTTTTCTGACAGAATCGGGAGTGTTTCTCCACGCCTCAATTGACGCTGGACTATCTACGCCCTGCCAGCCCTCAATGGACAGCCCGTCACCCACGCGCTTAGATGGGCCATCCTTCTGTTTGACCATCTTGCCTTTTGTTACATAGCCCCTGATTGCCTTATCGAGCTCTTTCTTCTGGGCCTGAGTCATGTTTGCGGAGGCATACGAAATCATCGCCTCCCCGGTCATCTTGGAGAAATCGCCGCCAGTTGGAGCCATCCGATATGGCAGATAGATTGGGTTGTCTTTTGATCTATACGCTTCGCGCATAATCTGCCCAACAACGCCTGGGGCTGATGCCCATACAGCGCCCGGGTTCTCAAACATGAAGTCCTGACCGCCCTGGAGGTTTACAGGAAGGTCAAGCTCAACATCATTGATCCCAGTTAGCAGCCCGCCCGCTCTAGTGCGATCTGACATTGTGGTGATGAACTGCCGACCTTCTAGGTCTGATAGCGCAATTCTAGGGATGTCATCTAAGGTTCCGCGCTCGCTGACTACAGGCGTTAAGGCTGCAAGGCGCTCTCTTTCTCTGACCCGTGGGTCAAACCGGGGGTCAATCATTCCCATGACGCCCTGAATGGCCTCCTGAGCAGCTTGCGACCTTGGCCCTGCCTCCGCCTCTTCTGGTGCCGCCAATAGTCCTAGAGCGCCAGCTGTGGCCGCTGAGGCCCCCAATATGTTTGGCCCAGTGTATTCAGGGTCAAATGCGGCGCTTAGCAGAGACCTAACGCGGCTTGGGTCTGATGCAACTATGGTATTGCCATAAAGGGTGTCGAGCGCCTGCTGGTATCCCTCATCGCCACGTTTGAGTCCTGTCTGCGCCTGCAGCGCCGCAGTCATTGCTCGATAGTTTGGGCCAATGTCCGCAACATCCTTGAATACGATCCCCGGCGATCCTAGCTGCCTAGATGTCCTAGCGAGCTCATCGGTGTCAAATTCCACGGCGTTATCAAGATCAAACAAAGGCGTGTCTGGGCTACGGGTGCTGTAGCTCATTGGTAGATCGCCTACCGTAGCAAGCCGTTCTCCTCCTATCAAAAAGTCAGGATTAATGATGCGATTCCAATCGCTTGACCCTGCATCTACCAAATCAAAGCCCTGCGTGTTTACCGCAAGCGGCAATACGTTGTCGCCAGTGCCAGACGGAAGACCGGCGTAGCTTGACGCTATGACTGGGTTTTCAGACATAAAGAATCCAGTGTCTCTAGTCTTGCCCGTAGACGCTCGGTTTACGTCAATATTTAGTATGTCATCGCCAGTGCCGTGATAAGCAATCGTGGGATAAAGGTCTTGTTGTCGCTCAAAGCGAGCCTCTGGTCTGATATCTAGCTCGCCAGTAGCTATGCGCCTAGCCGTCTCCTCTGGATAGCCAGCCCGGACAAGCTCTGCAATATCTCTAGCAATAGCGGCTAACAGGGCCATTTACTGATTCCTGACGGGGAAAGCGAATTATACCTCATGCAAGTCCCTGTATGTTTCTTCGGATAGGGCCTGACGTCCATTGCTGGGCTGGTCTGTGGCCTACGCAGAGGTATCTGAATGCGTCTGCAGCGTGAGACGTCCAGTCGTGCTTTGGTCTGCCTCTCCACGCCTTCCCGGAGTCATCCCAATCCCTACGGTACTGCATCAGGGCGTCAATGCCCCGCTCGCACTTCTCTGCGTCAAACCATGACATGGGAATGTTCGATCGCACTTGCTGGATGCCATCCTCAACGCTGAGCATGGGGCAGATCTCTATATTAGAAAGGCCAAGGGACTGCAGCACCTCATAGCGAGACTTGCCGGTGCCGAGCTCTTTTACCCTAACGTCATGAGGCAGGATGTGGTTGGTGTAGTGATAGCCCTTTTCGTTAAGAACCTTGGCGTAATGGTCTAGCGCGTATCCGCTAGCTTCATAGTAATCAATGATCCTGATCTCTTTCCCCACGAACTGGGCGAACCAGATCGCAGTTGAGTCATCCATACCCAAGTCCCAGGCAGTGACTACCCCGGTGCCCTTGTCATACGGAACTACACAGATGCGGCCGTCTTTCTTAGCATCAAGCATCTCATGGGCGTAGTAGGCTCCATCCGTGTAAACAATGAAGCCGCCATCCCAAACGTGATCATATATCTCTGGCCGCTTTTCCAAGTCCTCAAGCCTCTCCATTTCTAGGGCCTTAGTGAACCAAGGATTGTCATTCCAGTTGATCTCTACGATCTTGGAGTCTCTAGGCGGATTCTCTCTGAACCGCTGATGAGTAGCAGACTCCTTGCTCTCTGGATTCCATGTGACCCAGATCTCACTCTCATCTTCCCGGACGGTTGGCACCAGCTTCCGCCACGCCATCTCCGAGACATCTTCAGCCTCATCTATCCACGCCAGTAGTATCCGGCTCTTCGACTTGACCGAGTTGATGTTACTCCGCAGCCCTGAGAATGCAAAATGGATACGGCCGTCCCGGCTCTTAATGTATCGCTCGCCGCACTCGTAATACTCCCGCAGGAATTCATGCTGCTCAATTACTGTCTTCAGCTCCTCCAGTGAGGAGTCTTCCAGAGAGTTAAGCCGTTCCCGGGCGCATAGTATTAGCCCGCTGTTCCCGCTCATCCCCTCCTGGTATCCCTTGATCGCAGTCATAAGCGCAAAGGTGCGGGTCTTCCCGCTACCCCTGCCGCCGTATGCCCCTCGGTATCGGGCTGGCCCCTCAAATACCGGGACTAGTGGATCCGGTATCTGTATCGTCGCCTGCTGCATCTGCCCTTACGCCCTGCAGCGTAATCACCGTTGGCTTCATAGACCCATCAGAACTGCTGTGATCAATCTCCTGGCGATCTGAGTAGCCATGCTTGGTAAGCAGTAGCTTGCTGATAGTCGGGTTGAGATCGCCTCTGAGAGCGCCTGAGAACACTTTCTTCGCCTGATTTACTAACAAAGTGTCTAAGATGTATAAAAAATCTTCGTCAGAATCACGCCAGTTGTAGAGAGTCCTGCGCGTTACAGACAAGTAGACAGCCAATCCCTCGATTGTAGGGACAGCTTCATCATTCTCGTATCCAACCTGGATGTACTCGATAGCCTTAGCCCTGACCTCATCAGTGAGCTTGGTGGGCCTTCCACGGCCTTGAGGTTGTCCTTCTACTTCCACGGCTTTGTAATCCATTCCTTCCGCCAGCTGGCGAGCTCGTAGGTTACCGCGTTGCCATCCTCGCTGCGGAATGTCCTGCCCGGGCGTATCACCTCAGTGAAAAGGCCATAATCAATAGCTGCCCTAGCCTTCCTTCTTGGAATATCCAGCGCAGCTGCAATGTCATCGCAAGTAAAGAACCTCAAATCTCCACCCAAAATCATCCTTAAATGATCAGGTGCTGTCGCTTTTTTAGTCCTCACCGCTCAATCTATTATATCAAACTCAGGGTGTGGGATTGAGTATGCCCAGTATTGGCCTACCTCTCGGCCGCACCTGATAACCCCCAGGTCAATGTCCTCATCGCTAATCGGATAGGACTCTACTGAGCCATCGCTGAATGCGACTAGCACCGTACCTGACTCTGGTGGCATTTCGCCCGGCGCCACAGGATGCCATCGCAAAAAGACTTCCTGTTCAAATATGATGCTTGGGCTGGCTAAATTGGCGCTTTGACTACCCCCCACGCGACGCACTTCATTTAGCCTTTCGACGCCCAAGCCCGCCGTTGGAGTGGCGCGGGTATGAATAATGCAGAGACAAGAATTTTCTGCTTTCGTCTCTTAAATGCTTAGGGCAGCGGATTATCTCAAGGATCTCGTCCTTCCTTGCCATCGATCGAGGCACGATCCTATAGCCCTGAATGATAGCCATATCTCGTCCTGATCTTTCCGCAGCTTGCATTGCCCCCTCTACCGCAAGCAGTGCCGGGTCATTCATTTTTCGTAACTAGCTCCCGATATTTTCTAAATGCGTCTTTATCAGTCATGATTTGATCAATAAACTCCATATAGTGCTTTTCAAGAAAGCGGTGCTTCTGGAGTTCTACTGCCATGCTCATCTGCTGCTCTGGCGTCAGAGTATGCCAGTGATACTTCTGGCTGATAAAAGTGTCTAAAACCTCTCTCTTTACAGGCTCAAAAGACATAAGCATCTCCCATATGCTACGCTTTTGTTGATTTTACGCCTTATCTACCTATCTGGATATACCAATTAGTTATATTCAGTTGTAGCTTATAATCTCATATTCTGGATCAGCTTCCTTCTTTCTGACCTCTGCCCGGTAGTGGGCGCTGATTTCTTTCCTGAGCTCTTTAGTGGTCTTCAGGATCTCCCGCGCCTTTTCTCGCAGCAGCTGAAGGTGTCCTTCACCCCACAAATTCTCAAGGAAGTCAGAGAACGCCAGCGGGTTCTCAGTAAAGTAGCGGTGGCAGGCGGCACACCCGGCGGCAGCATTATCCATAGACCATCTCACGGCCTTGTTGCGCCTTCCGACCACGTGCATAGTGTGAAGCAGCTCAGTCTTCCCGCAATTGACGCAGCAGCCGTCCCTCAGCCTTACAGCCTTGCTGAACCAGACGTCCGCCTGATCACGCTTAATTCCCACCAGATCGCTTCCTCTTCCAGCGGCCCTCATCATCCAAGCATAATCCAATGGCAGGAAGGTCTGTGGCGCACGATCTGTTGACCCCATACTCTCCTACTCTGTGCTTGTCGAAAGCCTCCACACCCGTGAATACCCGGTCACACTCACGGCATCCGGTAAAGCTCTTCCGGGTGTTCTCAAAGTCACGAATTCTTGCTTCTAGTGGCATGTACCAGATTCACCCATATCGTCTTCTATTTCTATTTCAATCTCACCCACTGATAAAGCAGTCTGCCACATCTCCGCAAATCGATCTATCTCCACATCCACCGTTACGCCCTCGGGGAAATTGTCAGTGTAAACGTCCGTTTCTGAGGGATTTGAGGAGTTGGTCATGCAACCGCCTATGGTTGACACCAAAAATACAACCATGCCCCTGTTTTTCGGTAGCTCCGCTGCGATCAGCATCATTGCCTGGGCCTCACTGTGATTCTGGATACCTCGCCGTCAATTTTATCGTAAGTAATTACCTTCGCGCCTCTTCTAGATACCCAGCCCCCACTCGCGGCATGAGCGTCTCTCGCGGCCAATGTCGGATGTTGCTCCGCTATTGCCCCGCCATCCTCTACCACCCTCTCGTGATGATAATGACCTGTATGGATATAGGTGTAATTCGCTTTACCCCACATCTCTCGGAATCGAGGCTCACTAGCAAACAGCTTGTGCAGCTGCGGTAACTTCATCTTGTGGCCGTGATGGAAGCCCAGCATGGTCTGTCCGTGAAGGTAGGCGTAATATGGGTAGTCGTTATCAATAACCTCCACCCGGCGCTCCTTGCTGAATAGGTGCGCTAGATGTTTACGCAGCCAGATAGAGCCCGAAATATCGTGATTCCCTTCCGCATTTACGATAACTACCTTGCCGAAATGGCTCAGCATGATGTTCACCGCTTCAGCCATTACTGACATTGTGAGGTCTACCAGCTTTGCGTACCGAGTATCTGCGTCCAGAATATGGCCCGACTGTGGGGTCACGTTAAGGATGCCATCCCAATGAAGGAAGTCACCCAGCTGGCAAAGCATCCCAATCCCAGCCTTGGGTGAGGCTGCAACCATATCGTGGATAGAATTCAGGAAGACGTCCCGGGCGATCTTGATATCCCAATCATCGCCGGTCTCTGCCTCATAGGCGTACATACCGAGATGGAAGTCAGTGATCGTTAAAAGGCTCAGCAGCGAGTTTTCTACCGTGGCAGGCTTCTTGGTTGGCTTGAACCTCGGAACGTCCTGGTGAGCCTCCTCTAGTCGCTCAAGCAGGATCTCGAACTGGCGTTTTTCATCGGTCTGAGATTTGACCCACTGGCGAACCGGACGGCCGTCATCATCATAGAACGTAGATACGCCCTTGATCTTATGGCCGTCAGGTACAGGGTGGTTCCAATCATGCTCTGGGCTGTAGCCCGCTTTCGCGGCCCGCTCCTTTACTCGGCGCATACTGCGGTACACGTTGCGGAGATCCATGCCCAGCCGGTCGGCAATTTGCCTATGGCTTAGTCCTTGATTTTTTAAGTTATAGATCTGCGTCTGCCGCTCTGTCTCACAGAACTGCATCATTGGATGTTCCGACACTTAGCCCCCCTTGAGTGTCATAAACTCCGAGTCCGCTGGACAGGTCAATTGTACACCAAGATCGAGGCACCAGTTTTGAATTTTATCCATAAATTCAAGCATCTCCCCCGTATCCAGAGAACTGGTCTCACGAACCTGACCCTTAATTATTGTTTTTCCTACAACAAGGTCTTCGGTTCCGAGGAACTTGTACTTCACAAGGATTTTCATTTTCTTTTTAGTGAGGCCGGGCATCGTTTTTTTAAAATGAGCAGTCATCTCACTAACCCATAAATGGAATAGCGCGTTCTGGGCGAGGCTGCGCTTTGGCTTGTAAGGCGACACCTTCCACTGTACCGGGCTCTCCCAGTTCCAGTTCTTCCGCAGCCAGTCCTCGAAAAAGACCAGCCTCTGCGTGATGTCATCCGCGCTCTTTACCATCCAGAATTCACCCATAACTCCCTCCTACAATAGCTCTTGGATCTTTGGCGGCGTGACGCGCTCACCTACGCTGAAAGTCTGACCGGCCGTGTCATACAGCTGAATGATGCCCTCAAATGGAGCCTTGCGTTGCTTTGCCACTATGGCCCGGAAGTCAGCCTGCTCCTGAAGAATCTTCCGCTCCTTGTCATCAAGCGATATGCCGTACTCCTGCTTAGTTTTAATTTTCGCTCGGAGCTTGTTGTGCCAGACAATTATCAGCAGGTGGCACTGGTCAACAATCGTGCTGCCGCCCCTAATATCAAATCGAGTCGGGACATATTCATCACCTCCCCGGTCGGGCTTTCTGACATGGTGGATGATGCAGATATGAACCTTCAGGGCTGACGCTAGGCCGATCACCTGGTTAAACCATAGGCGCTCCCGCTCTATGTCATCTGAGACCCCCGTAAATTGCAGGTTATCAATGACAATTAGCTTGCAGCCCCTCTCCGCCATAGCCGCGATAGCCCCTAAACTCTGCAGCGGCTTAACTCCACCCAAAACGCGATACCAGCAGAATCTGGGCTCAATCCACTCAGCAAACCGTTCGCCCATCTGCCTGGATGGGTTGTTTACCGCAACAGCCTGCTTGCACATCAACTTAGCCGTGTCCTCGACGTCCATCTCAAATGACGCGAGGCCCACCATGCATTCCTGGGCGGCGTGAACCATGATCTGGCTAATGAAGGTGGACTTCTTGTGTCCGTTGATCCCGGCTATAACTGAGCATTCACCCATCCGTAGCCTTACCTTATCGTGAGTGTTGCCCCACGGCATCTTAATCCCCGTCTCAGCTGGTGACTTCTCCAGCCGATCGAGGAACTCATCTTTGAATGCGTCAATGCTGACTACATCAAGATCTTCGACCTTGGTATAGATTTTCTGCAAGTCAGCGTCAGTGAAATCTTCAACCTCAGAATGTGACAGCCTCATATGACCAGTTCTCCCGTAGTGCTATTAGTTGTTTTTGGGAATACGGACTTCCACCCGCATTCAATTGCGCGATCGACACACTCACGCTGCTCGTAAAATGACACCTCCCTTAGCTTATTGGCAACAATAGTTAATGACCGATCAGTACACGGTGCCTTGAACTTCTTCCGATACTGAACCCAATCCTTCCAGACGTCAGGATCCACTCCTTCGGGCACCTTACGGCTATGTTTTGCCTTTGGTGGTTCTTTTGATGGTTCTATGGTGGTTAGAGTATTCATTTGCGTACTGCTAGCAGTCTTCATTTGCGTACTGCTACTAGTATTCATTTGCATACTACTGGCACTAGTATTCATTTGCGTACTACTGAGTCTTAACGTGTAGATTGTTGACTTGTTAAACCTTGGCTCTTTAACGATAAGTCCTAGCTCCACTAATGACGCCAGCGCCCT